TTAGGTAAATTACCTACATCTATATAGAAAATTCTACGTTCTGGTGCTCTTGATAATCTGTATATAACAAGTGAATCTTCAATCATTCTAAGTTGGTTGATTGACTTGATTGCTTTATGCAAATATGAAAGAGTTGATCCTTTATTTCTATCGACTAATCCAGAGGTACAATATGTAATTGCATCTCTTGCAATTTTCATACCTTGACTTGCACCAGTTGCATTTATATTTCCTGTTGGATATTTGCCACTAGCATTGTATATAAAATATTCTTCTATCTCTGGAAATCTATAATCCATAGGATCAGCATTACCAGTATTGATTTTTATCCTATCTCCTCCTATACCATCTTTATTTTTATTTTTCTGAGAACGAACATAACGCATTTTTAATGCATCAATATAACGTAACTCTTGAATACCCTCTTCTGGTTTCTTTAAGTCTATTATTTTATGATAGTATATTCTTCCGTCTATATACCAGTTTCTGTATATCTCATGTGCCTTCTTATCAAAATCTAAAAGATCACAGATATGTTTAAATTCTTTTCTAACCTTATCTTTAATACCATCACTGGCATTTAGATTATCAAGATTAATTTCTATTGGTGAGTCATTTGTATCAGATACAATCGCTTCATTAACAATATCTTCAATTGCTTGATCAGCCTCTGGTTGAATTGATAATTCACGATATCTTTTTATCAAGTCGTATTCGGTTTTGTAGATACCTTCGATATCAACATAAGAACCAAAAAAACCACTACTCATATAGTGATCAGACCCATCCTCGTTATTAGGAGGTACAGGTGAGACCGCAGTAGGAGATAGTGGTTCGGAATCCTCTATTGAGAATCCAAATAATTTAGCCATAATTATGGTTTACTTGAATTATAGTTTATATCTACTATTTAGTCAACCTATTTTAACCTGCTACTCCAGCACCCTTAACATTGTAAGACTGAACTGCAAATTCAACAGTATATTCTTCTATAGTATCAGTATTTTCATATGATACATCAATCTGCCCAACATTAATTGGGAATATATCGATGAACTCATATTCTTTAAGAACTACATTTGAATCACCAGCGTTTGTTGTGCTGTTTAACTCAGATCCTCTACCTAACTGATAGACTTTAGCGTTAACCATATATGATGATGGATTTGTAGAACCCATGTTATCATCTAATGCTGCAATCTGTTGTGTCCATTCTTCAAATGCGTTTCTGTATAAGAAGTCCTCATCATTAATTACTGTGATAGTCCAGTTATCAATTGTTCTGTCACCAGCAACTTTGAAAATACGACCTCTAAATGGAACGTCTATGTTAGCGATGTTCATACCAGGTAACTGTGCTGCTTTGCACAGAAATCCAAATCTGTCTGCTTGCCATGGAAGTGTTACACTTGCTGGCATTGCGGTGAGTTCAACTTCAAATAAATTCGGTCTTGCACCGCCACCCAGTAATCTGGATTTAAACTCTGAGATTGTTCTGTTCTCTCTTGATGTGGCCATTTGTTAATATCCTCCGATAGTTATATTTAGTAAGTTAAACGCGGCCAGCGACTTCTTCAAAACTGATTCCTGTTCTGGTTGCAACAAACGATAGAGTAACGTAGTTGATTGACTTCGCAGGTTTCAAGAATATATCAGCTCTGAATTCATTATTATCAATAACATCAGGGGTGTTATTTGTTGTGTCGCAAACAACTAGGAATCCAAAGAGTCCTCTTTTTGCTTCGACATCTCTCAAGAATGGTTCAACGATGTTTCTAAAGTTTGCCCTTGTCAACTCATCGTTCAACTCAAAGAGTTGTGCTTCAGCAGCACTCTCAAGAGCTTGTTCAATTGTAAGGAACAAACGACGAACGTTGATTCTGTCAAATGCTGATGCAAATGCCAGTGCAGTTTTATCACCAAAGAGTAATGTTCCTACGGCAGGTTTCGTGATAATAGAGTTAATTCTCTGAGGATACAATTGATCTCTTTGATCTTTAGTTGGATTGTATGCTAATTTAATAGCATTGTTTATGATACCTCTTTGTTGTCCTGCAGGTGAGAACCATGGGAATGAGGTTAAAGCGGTGCGAACCATTAATCCTGCTACATCACCGTTTGTTGGAACAAATCTAAACTCGTTATTAAACCTATCGAATGTGTATTTGTATCCACTATCAAAAACTGCATAAGAAGAACTTGTTAATGGACTAAAGAATTCAATTAGATTATTTGTTTGAGTTGTGGTGTTTGTTATGTTCACCAAGTCTGCTCTGTGTGGCCCAATAGTTGCCATGCAATCCTTACGAGCAGTAGCGATTGCAATTAATTTATTTGCTTTTGTTTGTGATTGATCTTTTGATCCTAAGCCAGGGCCCATGATGAGGAAGTCAACTTCTATCTCATCTTTATTTGCAAAGAGATCGTAAGATGTCATTAGATCACCTAACTCTGCTCTATGTCCACCATTAGCACCTAGTAATGGAACTCCTGCTTGATAGTCTTCACCACCACCAAGTTGATATGTTACATTACCGATAGCAGAGAATGTAGTGCCTTGTGCTTGTTGACTCCACAATCCTTGTGCAGTTGTAAATGGTGTAAACGCTGTTCCAAATCCTGTTGCAACTGGAACTGTTCTATGGAATGTATCCTCTGCATTTGATGGGTTGAATCCAGCATATACATTGTCGGAGAAATCTGCGACGTAATTCTTGTAGTATATCTTCTGAGGTGAGTTTACAGATGAAACTGCATCGTGTGCTTTTGAGAGACCTATATGTTTCTCAAGAACATTACCTTTGATTCCAGTAACAACTCCAAAGTCATCAACAACTGCAACGTGAATACCATCACCTTCTCCACCTCTATCTGTTACATAAGTGTTAGATGTTGGTTTTGGTGCTAGTGATTTCCAGAATATAGATGCATTGTCTATGTCTAGAGTCTGTGAATTATACCAGTCAGTGACTGATGCAGCACTTATTGACTGTGCAGCTATCTGTGTTCCCTGTGTACTGGTGTTAATACCAGTTGCGTTCACGAAGAACAATGTATCAGATGCTTTGATTGATCCGAATCTTGTTCCTTCAGAATAATTAATATTAGTTTCTGAGTAATTTCCAGATGTTCCAGCAGCACCTGTTACACGAGAAACGATCTTAACATCGAATGTCGATGCACTATTGACTGAATCTGTTGATACTCCAGTGACTATTCCTTTCAAATATCCGTTGAATGTCGAAGTTGTTCCTGCACCAGGTATAACTACATCATTCAATGCAACCGTGACACCTTGACCTACTATTGCTCCTGCCTTACGCAAGTTGTCAGTTGTAATACCGATTATCTGGTCTGCCTGATCGTCAATAACACAAACTTTTAATCCGTTACCCCATGAGCCAGGTGTTTTTGCTGCCCAAGAGAAATTAGATGCTGAAGTATATACTGCTTGATAATCATCGTAATTCTTTATCTTCAATGAACTGGTAGACGCAATACCAACACCAGCGTTTGCTTGGTTTAAGTTTGTGCTATCTGTTCTTACTACTTTTAAAACACCACCATATGATAAGAATGATGATGCACTTTGCCAATATTCGTACTGTGCGTCAGTTGAAAGTGGTTTACCAAAGACTTGTATTAAGTCTTCTTCTGTAGATACTTGTATAGGTTCATCGATAGGGCCCAGCCTAAATGGGCCTGCTATTGCACCAATGTTGTCTAATACATTCTCTGCTCTTCCTACTGTAAGATCAACCTCCCTGACTAATACACCAGGAGATAATTGAGGAGTCGCCATGCTTTTGTCTCCGTTCCGTTCAGATTTAACTAGAAATTATTTATTGTTTACGACTTTTACATATACTCCCACATAAATGATCGATCTCCATACTCATCTGCTTTATTCCATCGATCCCCCTCTGCGTCTACAAAAGTGTCGTCATCCAACCCATCTATCATAAAACCAAATGGAGCCATGTCTTGCTCAATTTGATTTTTTTGTTCTTCGTATAACCTCTTTCTCACATCTTGATCAGTAAGTTCTTTAAAGTAATCGTTCTGAACCAACCATGCATATATGACTAAACACATAGCAAGGTCATCATTAGATCCCTCTTCTGCCTCGAATGAATTATTTTTTTGTATGAATGTCGTTAGTTCTGATATGATTTCATAATCCTTAAAGATAATCTTGTCAGATTCAATCAGTGTTTTTAAATTTAAAGATCCTACCTTTTTGACAGTCTTAGACATCTTGACTCCCATTTGAGTTTTCTTACCAGAGAATCCTTGACCAATAACTTGCCCTGCCCTTCCTCTCATTGATGCCATGAGAAGATTATCGTATTCAAGATCATAGTGAATAATTGATGCCACCTGATCACCAATATCATTTACCTCACATAATATAAATGCTTTGTTATATTTTGTTGCTACCTCATATATGATACTAGGAAACAACATCGGTTTGATTTGATTATCCCTATACTTAGCAACAATCTTATGTGGGAATGTTGTAATATCAAAGACTATGAAGGCTGAGTAATCCTTCTCTACACCACGAGCAACGTCAACTGTGATTAGATAATCGTGTTTATATTGTGCATTTTCATAGACATCAAATCCAGCATTTCTAATCTGTGGTTCTTCATATACAAGATTTCTTAACTTACTTGGTGCTATCAATGTATCAACAGATCCTAAGAACTCACACTCAAACTCAACCTTAAACTGTTGTTCTGATGTGTTTGCAATTGTTTGTTCTCTCCAGACTTCATCTCTACCTGGCACTTCAGACCAGTGAACATCAGTTGGTTTATATTCATTCTTTCCTCTCTCCGCATCATGCCACAATCGGTAGAAGTGATTCATACCTCGTGGTGTAGATACGATGATTACCTTAGTATTTTGACCAGAACTAATAGTAGGATAAACAGAGGCAAAAAATTGATCAGCAATGTGATTTGGAATGAATGCAAACTCATCCAAAAAGATAACATTGTATGACCCGCCTCGTACAGCACTTGCAGAAGTTGAAGCAGCCAAGATTTTAGAACCATTTTCTAACTCCAGTGATCCTTTGTTCCATGCAAGAATACCCTGTTGCATCCATTTAGGTAAATTCTCATATGCTAATTGTAATCTACCAAGTAGATCTCTTGCAGTAGATGCTTTATTTGCAAGAACAGCAATATTAACATTATCATTAAAAAGTGCATAATGCAATAAGTAAGATACGCAGGTGGTTGATTTACCAGTCTGTCTTGGCATCTTACATATATTGAATCTTTCTTCGTGAAAGTTTCTAATTAGTTTCTCTTGGAAAGGGTATAAGTCAAACGGAACTAAGCCCTCATCAAGAGAGACGATCTTAATATATTTCTTAGCAAAGTAAACAGGATCATCTTTACATTTAACAAACTCTAAGATTTGTTCTTGTGTAAATTCAATTTCGGTATTCGCTTTCTTTAGATTCGGATTACCGAGATAAATGTCGTCAACGTAAGGCATAATTTAAATCATGAATTTTTTGTCGTGTTCGATTGTTCTTTGCTGTAGTTCTATTGTTTTTTCTAGTCTTTGTATTTTCTTTTTTAAATCTTTGCTATCCTCTCGTCTGGAGGATCGGTTCTCCTGAGTCATAATCCGAAACTTTGTAATTCACGATTTTAGAGCCAGGATACACTTTGCTCACTTGATCCTGTACTTCTTTTCGTGATGGTAATACCACAGTGGGAAAGAACATTTTTATCATGTATGTTCCTCCTCGCCATCGTAAAATAACTTTTAGTATGTTTCCTACTTTGTTATAATCTGGTAAACGTGTTGCTTCGTATTGAATATTTGATTTTGGTGATTTGATTGGTTCGGGTTTAATAATATCAACTGCCTCAACTTCCCTCCATTTAATGTCTCCAGTGGCATCTTCGACCTTAATGCCACAATTTTCTAATGCACCTATTTGTGCTGGAGACCAACCCATTTTCGAGTATCAATACTGTATTATTTAGTATGTGGAATATCTACATCATCACACTCAGCATATGAAGTGGATAATTCTGCACCGATATCACCACCTTTATCTGCACCAAACATAGTTACAAATCCAGCAGCAACCCAACCTACAAATGGTATATTTGACAGTGCAGGAGCAGCTTGAGCACCAACAGCACTACCAACCATTCTACCAGTTCCTCTTCCAGATCCAGCAGCCTCAATACATGCTATGGTCTTAGCACTTAGTTGATTAGAGTTCCATTTACTTGTCTTTGTAATCGCTGATGGATCTATCCATGCAGATGTGCTACTAACAGGCCCTCCATGATGAACTGCTCCATCCATGGTGTACATTTCTGTTGTCTTTATATTCTCCTTCTTCGATCCTAGGAATCCACCTCTCTTTTCTATATCCTTTACGTTTGACATGACTAATGGATCGTTTGCCCTGTATGTCATATCATATGAACCGTCTGCATTGCTTACGACTCTATATGAAGTATATGGCCCTACTGGCAATGAAGGAAATTTACTTTCCTTATTGTTCAATCTAATGATAGACCCAACCAACCCTATCTGGGTTCCACCTATTACTACACCCAATCCAACTGCAAGCCATTTAACTGACGGTTTTATATTCATTTGTGTCATGTAATGCTGATTTATATATATTAACCTCCGTTTCCACCTCCTCCATTACCGCCACCGCCATTACCACCGCCACCGTTTCCACCACCGTTTCCACCGTTGCCGTTACCACCATTTCCATTTCCATTTCCATTACCGTTCCCGTTGCCAGAGTCTGATCTGTTGTCTGGTGCTAGTCTGCCACCATATCCTATACGATATCCGTTAGGTATTTTTTTGCATTTCTTTTCGTCGAAACAGTAATACTGGCCTGGTGGGCATCTCTTAGTTGCTGCTTCTTCTATGAATTTGTTGAAGTCTTTCATGTTCATACTCTTGTTAAAACTTTGGATAATTTGAAAACTGTGGATAAAGAAGTGGTCGGAGTTCCTCTCACTCTTACATTACCAGAACTTATATCAGCGTCAAACGTGGCAAGGGCTATGCCAGTTCGCACAGTTCCGAATTCCATTAGATGAACTGTTGATCCATCGTGTAATACATTTAATGTGGTAACGTGATAAGTTGATCCTTGTGTGATTTGTATTTGATATTGGGCAGATCGGTATGTTGTTGCTGAAAATGTATCTATAGTAGATGCACTTGTTGTAGTAGTAGTTTCAGTAGCTGCTTCAAACGAGATAACTGGAGTTATACTTCCAGCACCAAGTTCGATTCCACTTCTTGCAGTCACAACTCCGATAGAGTCTACAAATGTGACATCATCGTAAGTAACTGTTCCTGCACAGGATATATTTCCTGTAACATCTAAATTACCTGTAACTACATTTATAAGAGCTGTGCTTGCAATACCTACAAATTTAGTTCCGTTTCCATCTGCATTGTAAACTAATATCTTATTATCACCTGTTGCAATATCAAAATCAACGTCTGCAAGATCTGGAACGAATCCAGCACCACCACCACCTATGACAGCAAGTTGCTGTTGTGTTCTATTGATGAACAACCTATAGTGATCTGCTAATGATTTTAAATTAGGAAACTGTTTATCTAATGGAGCCAGAGGATCGTCACCAGTTCCAACTGATTGTGTATTTTCTGGTGGTTCATTTAAAAGACCTTCTTGTATATCTTCTACTTCAGTTTTTACTAGTTTCTGTTTTTGTCTTATATCTTCAACAAGAACTTTAAGAGAATCTAAACCTTTTGTAAACTCTTCTCTTATTTTCTTAATATCTTCTTCATAATATTTGACTTTAGGTAGATTACTTATCTCTTCTGTAAGCGATTCAAAGTATCCAGCATATAAATCTTTTGTATCTTCATTAGTTTGATTAAACTTCTTAACCTGTTCTTCAACATTGAGTTTCAACAGATTATATTTGCTCATAATCTGTTTCTTTAATAAGTTATCATCATTCTTGAATGCATGTTTAATATCAAGAATGCCTACAGCAGCAGTTCTTAGTTCCTCATATATTTTTTTCTTTGTCTCTGTAAAGTTTTCTGTTAGTTCTTTTATCTCTGTTTTAGATTCAAATCTCTTTACCTCAAGATCCTCAGATAGTTGTCTAACTTCCTCATTTATTTTATTTCTAACTGAATCTACATTGTCTTTAGCCTTGATGAAATCATCGTCAATGACACTGAACTGTTTTCCTATCCATGAAAAATCAGGAACCTCATTTACCTCGTTTACCCACTTAGGGAATACTGGAATAGATTCTTTTAATAGAACAATTTCATCTCTTATAGATGCTAGATCACCTTCATAGTGACGAATTTCTGGAAGACTCTTGAGACTACTTTCAAGACGTTCAATTTGAACATCATAATACCGTATCTCTGGTATCTCTGCAGCGTTTGTACGTACTTCTTCCTTTAGTTCATCAATCAAACCACATATGGCAGATATCTCATCATCATATGTTACCTGTTCAGGAACTTCAGGAATGCTTTCTTTAACTTCCTCTACATAAGCAGTTAGTTCTTCTAACTCCTTTTCATAGTATTTTATTTGTGGTATCTCAGGTATATCTTCTCTAACGTCGTTTATTAATCTTATTACTTCTGTTAAATCTGGCTCGTATGAAGATGGTGCAAGATCAGGTTTTTCCTCCTCTTCTTCTTCTTTTTCTTTTTCTTCCTCGATGAACTCATCCACGGAGGGTAATTTTTCTTCTGTTATAAGGTCATCTACAGACGGTAATTCTGGATAGAATTCATCTATAGACGGTAGTTTTTCCGCCATGGTATGAGTAAAATATTACTTTGGGATTCCTCTCCCTGATTTATTTATCTTCTTTTTTAGTCTGAGCTTTTAGTAGTTTAGATAATTCAGATGTTGACCCTACAAACAATGCATTATTGACTGTTGATGGGCCTTTTTGTTTCTCTTCTTCATTTACATCTTTTAGTTTCTTTTGAAGATCCATCAATTTATCAGTCGCATCAGCAACGTTTTTAATTAATTGGCCTGCAACTTCATATGCTCTTGGCATCTCACTTTCTTGAGCAAGTTCAAGAATACCGTTGATAGCTTCTTGACCTTTTTCTATTATACTATAAAGATTGCCACGAGTGTATTCGTAATCCTTACTGATATGATCAGGATTTTGTTTTTCTTTTTTCTGAACCCTCTCAACTTCTGCAGGAACAATACTTGTTTCTACATTGAAAGCATCATCTAATCCGTCGGTTTTCATGTGTAAGATCCGTCAAATCCGAAATCATCTCCTAGTTCAACTAGGTTACTATCTTCTCTAGGTGAGTAATCTATACCCTTAATCTCTGTTCCTCTAACATGTTCTTTAGCAATTGTGGTATCTTGACCTCTCTCAACTGTAATTTTATTACCTGTAATCTTAGTAACTTTCATCTCCTCACCATCAACCTCAATAAATTTCTTGACTGTGATTGCGGATCCAGAAACAACGTTAATTGTTGTTTGAGATGCATCTATATCTTCACTTAGATTTGTTACAGCATCAGCAGTGTAATCTTTGAGTGCTCTTGGTTTAACAGCGAATGTAACATCTCTTTGTGTGCTTTGTGATCCACCAGCAAGGTAACGAACAGTAGCAGTTTTGATGATGTCTTTGGATGCAGATGTGACAGGGCCAAATAGATATGTCTTTGCAGTAAATCTTAGTGTATAAAGTAAAACTCTCCTTGATGTAAAATCTCCCTCATAATCATCTTGCATTGTAATATTTTCTAATACAACTGGAACATCTTTCTTTTCGTTTATTAAATCTACAAGATTGATTGTTAGATTGTATGATGGTTGGAAAAATGGTAATATCTGTTCTACTAATTGCAATGCATCATCATTTAGTTTACACATAATAGCAAGTTCAAATTGCATATTATATGGAACTGGCATGAATACCTTTTTAATATCTGTTCCGTCGTCTGGATTCTTAACTGCTATTGTCTGAGTTGTTGTTACCTTTCTAGATGAATCATATGTAAGACCTGTAAACTCAAATGACATTCTAGGCAAACTGATTGCAGTTGCTTGACTTAAGTTTGGTGCTTGTTCTAATCTTGCTAAAAACTTTTGTGTTGGGCCATATGCCAATGGAACTTTTACAGTCGATCCATCTTGTTTAATGGTAAGACCATTAAACAGTGTTCCAAAACCAATAATTGTTTTTCTTAGGATTTCGTTGTAAAAATACTCAAACATTGTTATAACCTGTTACCTATATTTATGGTGTTCCAAACGGATTGTTCTCTGAGAAGTCTAAAATAGCATCCGCTTGTAGTTCAAACTCATCATTTTCACCAAATCCATCATCGAAGTTTGTTAGATCAATTACTCTAATTAAGTGTGATGCACTTGAGGATGAACCAGTGATTGTCTCTCCAGATCTGAATGTACCTGTGATATTATATATCTCTAATTCATTTGTGACAGCGTTCCAAGTTCTAACTCTTGCTGTTGCACCACTTGTTCCACCAGTAATTGTTTCATTAAATGAGTAGTTACCTGAACCAGAGCTGCCTGGTGATGCGATAGAAATGGTGGGTGTTACCGTGTACCCGACACCAGCATTCCTGATATGTATAGCAGAGATTGTTCCAGCAGCACTAACAATCGCAGTTGCAGCAGCAGATACTGTTGATAATCCTGTGAATGTTATTGTTGGAGATGTTGTATATCCTGAACCACCTGAAGTAATAGTTACAATACCAACCACTCCATTCTCTATCTTAGATGTTGCAGCAACACCTGTTCCATTACCAATCACTTGAACTTGTGGATTAGCAGTATAACCAAAGCCTGGATTTACTAAATCAACAAACTGAACAACAGACTTTTTACTATCACTAATATTACCTTCAATAGCAACACCACTTAGTAACTTAGATGTGGCAATACCAGATAATCCTCCTGCAGGTGCAGATGATATTGCAACTCTTGGTGCAAACGTAAATCCTTTACCTCTATTTGAAAGGAATATTTGTTGAATACCACCATTAACAATACCTATAGATGCAGTTGCTTGAGATGCAGTTCCTACAAGAGTTAGTTTCTGTGTGCCACCAGCACCAATAAGAAACTCCTCTCCATCTGCTCCTTCTACTGCCTCTAGAGTATCATCTATTTCATCTACACCAGTATCAATAACCTCATCCTCATAACGGAATAGTTCACATGTTAGTTTAAAAACGTAGGTATCTCTTAACTGATAAAATGGTTTTTCATGTTCTACATATTTGATTTCAAATATACGATCACCTAATGGGAAATAAATCAAGTCTCCTTCTTTTGGCCTTGTGGAGAGTTTAACATTAGATTCATTTTTCATTAGGGGAGATATGTAACTTTCAAATCTCTCTCTTGATATAATTAACGTTACTTCATTAGTTGCTTGTATACCAAACTTTGATAATGTGGATGGCATATCATCATAACCATCAAAGTTGTCAATATAAGCTTCTATTGGATATGCATCATCAAACTTTGATTGAACTACTTCTTTTAATATTGATTTCTCACTAACAAATTTTCTTGGCATATAATGAACTTCTACACCATACATCTTCAACTGCTCGTTAATCAAAGATTGAACGAGACTCTGTTCACCAGAGGAGCCTTGCTGAAAGAATGGATTTAGTGCCATTATATTATCCTATAAAGTCAAGTGGTGGTAGTTCGTAAGTGTTAGACATTTGCTCTCTAATAAGTGCTATATCATTCATTGCATCATCATAGATTTGTCTACCATTTAACTCGACTCCACCAGGTAATTTAACTCCTTGGAATTTCATTAAGTTTTGACCCCACTGCCTTTTAAGATGTGCGGTGAAATATCTTTTTAAAAATGAATCGTTAAAAACTCTAGCATAATCATTAGGATCTAGTGTTCTAAAACACTCAATTACAAGAAACTCATCGGCACTGATACTTGACCAATCAATATCTAAATATAATCTATCTTGTCTTTTATTAAATCTAATTTGTTTTTGTGTAGTTAATAAAAAATTAATATCCTCAAGATATGTCTTTGTCATTGCATATGTCATCAACTCAGTTGAACCATAAAAATATACGTCATTTAAAAACAACTGATACTTCAAACTAAACATACCACTTGCCATTCTATTTGATCCGTCAAAATGAAAGACCTTTGTAATACCAAGAATATCTGGTGGAACTTGTAAATAATTTGATGTTTCATTAAAACTAAATGAAACCGACTGGCCATCGATTGTTGATGTTGCTGTTTGTGTAGTGATACCTACGTTATCTGTATTTCCATCTCTAGATCTTCCTCTTTTTATATCATCTTCTGTGATCTTATACTTTAAAAATGTTGGGTATACACCATCAAAATGACGTTCTTGAAAGTATTGAATTGCATCATCCAATATATCCTCAACTTGCTCATCTGCAACGTTGATTTCCAATACTGGTGCACCTAATTGTCTCTTAGCATAGGTGATTAATTCTGATCTAGTGGATGGTTGAGCCATTTATACTATACCTCTATCCATATTTATAGTGCGGAGATTGATGATATGCCAGGTCGAACAAGAATGTTACCGTCAGCTAATCTGTAAAAGGTATTACCAGAACTAACGACTACATCATATACGTATCGACCCTCCTCTAATGTTTTAGTTTGAGTTCCACCTAATGATATACGAACTTTACCATCAGCAGCACTTGTAAATCCAACAGCAAAAGTCGCTGCAGGAAAAGCAGTTGATCCTATGGAAACACTCTTGGTCATTTGAGATGAACCAGAGTATCCCTCAAGATTAAACGCTGTATTAGAAGTTCCTACAACTTCAAAGTTACCTTCAAAATTTGCACCACCAAGCATCGTAAAGTTTGCTGCATGTGCAGCACCAGCCTCTGGATCGAAAGTAATTTTTTTAGTTGCCATTTACTAACTCCCTTAGTAAAGATTTTATTTCATTCATTTCACTTTTTAAATTAGCAAGATCTTCTTCAATATTTAAAGATTTCTCTTTTTCAAGTTTACGTTTTTTGCGTTGTGAAATGTATTGTTCATACGCACTAGTATTTGTGTTAATAATTGAATCAGTTTTTGGATCTCTGACTAAATCATTATTACCTTCAACTGGAATGTAATTTGACATTATGCTAAAGTAATCACTCGTAAATTAGATACCCTAGGAACATATGTTTGATTTGTTCCTGTTAAGACAAATTTAACTCTATAGAATTTGAATGGTGGTAAGTTTTCCATATTAAATTCATACTCTCGGAAAGTCACCTCATTACTCTTAAATCCTCCAACATCTGCTTTTGGTATGAACCTGTCAGGTCTACCATCATTTTTCTCTGCACTAATTATCTGACCATTATTATCTAAGTTAGCAAAGCCAGGGAATGGTTCAAATATAGGTTCAAAGTTAGGAGTAGGACTAATTGCATAATATGCTCTTATATCAGAGAACTCATTAATATGCCCTTCAAGTATTATCTTGATTGATGATGCAGAGTTTGCTAAACTATTTTCTCTAGAAACATATTGACATGCTGTAGGATCATCAAAGAGTGTGTTTACTCTAGGATCTTCTAGATAATTTGTAATAGGAGCATCAACTCTATTAGAAACAAGAACAGCACTCATTCTCTGTAAGTCAACAAGAGGAGATAAATCAGTATTGCTTGTTTCAAGTGTGAGTGTCATGTTCAATGATCTATCACCAGAATTATTTTGAGTAACAATATTATTTGTTTCATTAACTCTAGATGCCACCATTCTAGTAGAATTTAAATAATTTGATTTATTTAAAGTTACACTTTCACTTCCTTTATCTAAGAATGGAACATCAGTTCCTTGACCTAATCCGTTACCTAAACTAGCAGCAGATATTGTTTTCATTGTTGCTGATATTGTTGTGCCAGGTACAGTCACGTTCGCAATGTTCGGTGATATTATCTGGAATGGAATATTCTGTGTGGCATGAGCATCAAAACCACCAGTGGATTTAGTATCATTAAAGAATAATAATGGATTACTTGCTGCACTTCCAGAACTTTGCCTATTTGGTAGTGTGAATGGTAATCCAGTTTGTGCAGCAGTCATGGCACTTACATCAAGTCTAAGTGTGTAACTATCAAATGTGATTGGACTTGGATCTTTATCAGTAACCTCACTCATTATATGAGTTCTATTAATTCTTCCAAGAGAAACACCACCTAATTCATATTTACGAACAGCAGTTCCTTTTATGTAACCTTTAGCATTATTACCTCTTGTAATACCTGTTATAGATCCACCAGAAGCACCAGTATATCTCAATACCTCATCTCCAATTTGCAGTAGGCCTGGATTAGTTGCTCCAACAGCAACATTCTCATAAGTTGTAAAGTTATCAGTGCTTTCAACAGATATTGTTGATGTAGAACTAGATCCATATGGTAATGAAAGTTTTGTTGGCACTACATCAGATTCGACACCAGAGATTGTTACTCTATTTTGTTCATGATGCATACCATGATTTCTATGATCAACAGTAAAGTGTAAACCATCACTTACAGTTGTAATTTTTTCAACTCTACAACTCGCAGCAGATCCAGTTTTAACAGTGTTTAATGATGTCGTTATACCAGTAATTGGATGTGTATATGTTAATAATCCATTTAGAGCAAAATCTCCTTGAACATTATCCAGTATTAATTCATCAGTTCTACCGATTGAAACAATAGACATTCTTGCATTTCTGCCAACTGCGTTATTTCCTATTGTTCCTATACCCAATAAATCACCTTGTTTAAATCCACTACCAGATGATATGATTCTAGCAGATGATATTCCACCATCAGTAACTACAACATCCGCAGTCATAAAGTCTCCACCAGCAGTTATATTAGTAAGAGCAACACCGACAAATAAAGCACTTCCAGATGCGGGAGTAAAACCTAAACCAGCATTTACAATACCCATACTGCCTGTTCCTATACCAGCACTATCAACAAAATCACCAAAGGCATTTGACGCAGCAGAGAAACTAGTTCCACCATCATTTACAGCTAACTGATTAATTGTATTACCTAGAGTAAGAACAGTATCAGTTAATGGTGTTCCTATTCCTAATCTAACTCGTTTAGAATTTATATTAATAGAATTTGGTTGTAATCTTGCAACTTGATTATTACCTTCAGAAAGAATAGGATTATATATTTCCATTGTTCCACTCTCTTCAAATACAGCTTTATTAATTACAAACTTTAAGTCTTCCCACTGTGACGCATCCCAAGTAGAAGCGTTTTGTGATTTAAATAGTGACCCCAAATATGGTTGCTGTGAAATAAACTCATCAGTTAATAAATCAGATTCACCGATTCTAGATATGAATACCTTATATTTTGTTGACCATGATGCTAAACAAATAGCATATTCTGTATTATCCCCTGCAAGATATACTGGTGCTTCAAAAGTAAATTTGGTTGGAACAGTTCCGTTTGCTGAAACCTGAATTTCATCAGGTGCTTTTATTATTTCAGAGAACGGTAAAATCTTTTGTGTTGGAACTCCACCTTCCATTGTTCTAATTTGGAATGTCATGGGTATATCCATGTCATCTTTAGTTTGGAAGTAAACATCACAACTAGTGATGAATATACCACCAGTTTCAGTAACTTGGAAAGATTGTGCTAGTGGATCATACCAACGATCTCTTCTTCCAGTTTCTCTTTGTTGTGTGCTAATAGCCTCTGTCTTCATGACAGTAGAACCTGTAAGTGTTCTAGTTGTTCTTGCATCCGCAGTTGGTAATGTTTGAACAATAGCATTTCTAGTTGAAATAATATTCTCTTGAACTGTTTCTAATGTTCCAGCAGCAGTATAATTATCTTCACCAAATGTATCTGTATTTTCTTGATCATTTGTTGTGTTATCAATAACAGTGAATGTTTTTGTTCCTGTTTCAAACCTAGGATGATTACCACTATTTGGATTTGGAATATAGAAACTACCGATTAGGTTTGCACCAAGATCGGAAATTAATCTTTTATTTGATACAACTGCTGTAGCACCACTGCTTGCACCTCTAAGTTCCATTCCAGTTGCTGCATATCCAAAGAAATCTCCTTGTGGTTGATCTGCTAACGATTTAGTATCAACATTTAAAATAGTTGATGTAGAGGAATATGTCGCTGGCATATTTGTAGAGCCACCACTTGCAGATGGAAGTTGAACCAAACCTGGTGTTCCTAAGAATGTTTCGAGACCAGTTGCACCAACTTGCGAAATATATGGGTTTTTAGCAAAAACTGCAGTTGGGGCATTGTATGGGCCTGATCTATGATTTGCCTGTGCAACTCTAAATCTAATGGCAGGAATATCTGTTCCTTCAGCTGGAATACCTGAACCAGGTAATTTTCCAATGATGGTCTCACCAACTTGGAAAGTTCCAGATTGCATTGTAATCTCTAATAATTTAGGAGTACAATATTTATTCACTGTAATACCATCAAAGAATGGATATAACTGTGTAAGTGGTTTACACTTAGTAACTCTAAATTCTATATTTCTTGAACGCATGGTCATAATAACATCACGACTTACAACTCTATCTCCTAGAGATTCTTTATCAAATTGTTCTGTAACTATCTTTCTGGTTCCAGTTCTTGTCTGATCATCAACTCTGATAGTATCACGGATTGTATCTTCAAGAGTTGTTGTACTGGTTACAGTAACATCTTGTGAATGATTAACTCCAGATCCACCATTAATCCAACCTGCTTTAATTATCTCTTCATGAGTTGCTGAACTACTTTCTTGTCTTCTTCTTGTTCTATCTGAAAACTCTTCACCAGACCATGTGGTTTCCCATGCATTCCATTGTATTGGAGCCATTCCAGTTTGTGGATCAACACCAAACTCTTGCATTGCTTGAGCCATGATACCAGCAAAGTTACCTTCTTGTTGAATTATTTTAGCATCAAGTCTAGCAGTGTCTGTCCATGTGTCTGTAGAAGGATTTAGTTTAACAGTTGCTTGCCAGAAACTGACTAAGAAAGGTGTAACACTTTCTGTTCTAGTTGCAAATTGTTGACTTAACCACTCTGTTTCAATGTAGTCTAAAGTAACTACATCATCTCCTTTTTTAATATTAGTTCCTTCTGCTTCAAGGAAAGCACGATCAGTTCCAGCAGGAACATCCTCTACAGGGCCTGGCATTAAATCAATGGACGTACAATAATGTTGTGGTCTTAATTCATTGAATGCAGGATCTAAACTACATTTAACTTTAAATCCATTTGTTTCTTGTGTTTTAAGACTTGTAAAATTATCCACAAAGAAACCAGATTTAAATTTATTCAATCCATCTGCATCAGGTATAAACAAGTTAGATGTTTCTGTTTCTAACATTGATAGAGATGTATAATATTCAAGATTCTTGATTCTGTCTTCAAGATCTTTAATATCTTGCATTCTATATCTCTTATATTTTAAGAAATCAATACTTGCTTGTTTTGGTGAGAACAAGAACGGTGGTAAAAGAACACTTGCTAATTCTATTGCATCATCAACACCAGTTGGTCTTTCTCTTCTTTCTGATGGATCACCATATTGAACTTGAAACTTACCAGTTTTATCTAAGAAAATTCTATCTACTCTACCAACAAAATGAGAGAAAGTTAAATTAATTGATTCATCTGATGCTAATATATTTTTAGCAGAACTTCCAGCAGCAGTAAATGTTCTTCCAAAAAATTCAAATGGTGATCTAACACTTTCAAGAACAGTATATGAAGAAACTTTTGGTCTTATATCAAGAGTATCAGTAACATATTCACCATTGATCATAGGAATATCCTTACTATAATTAAAACTGTCGTAAGAGTTTTTAACTGTTATGTCACCATCATCAGTAGATTCATAAAAACCATTTTGGAAATAAATTTTTAATTGTTTTTTAGGTGCTTTAGCATTGGATCTTCTAGTGATAAATCCATAATCATAGAAGGTGCTCTTTTGTCCTGTGGTAAATGTATAATTTGCAGATATATTTTTACTTGGATTATCTAATGTTGTGATTAAACCTTGAATATTTGATTCTTTAAATGTAACAACTTCACCTTCTTCAAAAGCTGTTTCATTTTGACTGATATATGTAATTTGTGCATCAGTAATTGATTCTGCAACTAAAGCAACAGCACCACTATTTTCTCCAACAAATTGTTCACCTACAACTAAATCTGTTGTTTTACCAGCAGGGCCATTTAAAGATGTTAAAGTCATTTTAGGTGCACTTGCCTCTGATGTATTATTAGATTCAAAAACACCTAGAATTCTAATTACATCTGCCTCATTTAATGATATCTTTTCATCTTGAACTCTTGTTCCTATTGGGAAGTTTCCTGATGTTAGACCATCATTTAATGTTGTCGCACCAATACCTGATGCTGAATCTTTTGAATAATTAACTACAGTAGCATTAACACGGTTTAATCTTTTTATTTTTGCTGTTGGTTTACTTTTTGCTAAAGTTGCAATTAATGTGCAACCAGTTGTTGCAACACCTAAATCTTCTAGTTGTAGAACAGTATTACCAGTAGAAAAGTTAAACATGTCATCTGTTAATGAAACAGTTGATCCATCAGATCTCATGAACACATATCTTTCTTCATCAAATGGTAAAAATGTTTCATTAACTCCAGCAGTGATCGCAGAACTTAATTGACCTAAACCTGTATTTCCATTTTGAACCACATCTACATCAAATATTTTTCTAATTGTAAGTGTGGAACTTGTAAGATCAACATCAGAAACAAATGCTTTTGGCATTAATGCATATAATCTGTTTTCTGTTGATCTTTCTAAAGGTGATGATATTAGTTTTAAACTTGAAACAACCGTATCTGATGTTGGAATTACACCACTAGACACACCTGTAACTGTAGTTACACCAGTTACTTTAACATCAGATGTGTTGACCTCAGTGACTCTTGCGAATGAGGGAATATTATTACCCAAACCACCAAATGATAAAATATTTCCAACTTTTATCGCACTTGGGAATAAAGAATTTTCACTAGTTACTGTGCATATTCCTGTTGCATTATCTTTTGCAGTAAACTTAGCACCTTCAAAATTGATAATTGGTTTTTGTATAATGTCACCATTAAATGTTTTTGCAAAACCAACATTACCTAGATCAGGGCCACCATACACAGATTTTACATCTTGCATACCAAATGATGTTATCGCAGTGGCAACACGATTGTTTGCAATACCATTTATTTCAAATGGTTCATTAGTTATAAATTCTCCTGTTTTTTCGTAAATTTCTAAAGATGTACTATTGCTAACAGCATTAACCAAAAATCCAGTAGCACCACTATACTTACCCTTTACTTGAGTTGGTATGGTTAGAGTAACTGGTTCATTTAAAGTTAACTTAGAAAATAGTTGTATATCGTATAGAGATATATCCCATTCATTTACAGCTGAGTTGGATGCAGTGTAAGATCCTGATTCTAGTGCGAAATCATAACATCTAGCAACACCAATCTCACCACCAGCAGCACTTTGTTGACTTGATCCCTGCCTTTGATCTCTTAAACTAACAATATAAGTATTTCCTATTCCAATATTAGGTGCACCAGATACGTTATTAAGTCTTAATGCATTTCCTGTTTTATATGCAATACCTTGATTTTCTAATGTTTTTGATGTTCTTGGTTTAGGACAATCTATGTAAGTAGAACTAATAGTTTCAACCTCATATCCCTTAACAAATGCTTTACCTGGTGAAACCTGATAAACTGCAAGATCGTCACTTGCAAGTGTTCCACCTTGTGTGAACTGACCCTCTTGATATATACCACCGTTTTTCACACCATCATCTAAAGAATTTTTCAATCCAATATTAAAACTTCTAGTTACATAATCTCCAGATTCAGCAAATGTTCTACGAGCTAATTCATCTCTAATAAAACTATAATCTGTATTTTTTTTCTGAGATCTTAAAATACCATTTTCAATAACTGCTAGTTCAATAAAATTAGAATCATTCAAATCATCTAATGGTTTAGCAAACAAACTACAAGATATTTTTAAACGATCTGCACCTGGTGCAGCATAGTTATTAAATCCTTTTGAGTTATCCGCTAAAGTTTCATCTTCATCAGCGTTAATTATATCCTCATCGATTCTTAAACCGATTCTCGCACTAGGATTATTTGTATATTGAGATAATATGATTGTTTCATCTTGAATTTGAACAAAATTACCTCTTATAAAATAAACACCATTTGATATAGAGAAGGATGCAGCAGTTGAAGTAGCATTATTTGCAATACATGATGCAAATGTTTCACCTGAAGGTATGAAAGCATTATTATCTGGCCCTGAAGTTATATCACTATCTGCTATTAATAATTCTCCATCTGCAAATACTTTAATTGTGCTATCTTCAACTCCAGAAGACATATATGAGATATAAAGCGTTAAATTACCATTCTCACTATTCTCAGATCTGAGAACCTGTTTAATTATCGCTGTTACTCCTGTTGATGCTCCAATTATTTTTCTATCAATTAACTGATCAATATAAAATTCTACAGGAATTCCTAAATGACTATTATTTAATTCTACAGCAAAATATTCAGTAGAATACGCAGTGTTACCTGGTATTACCTTTGCACCCTCTTTGAAAAAATGTTGACCAAATTTTTCAATTTGATTTTGTAATATAGACTGAAGACCTGATAATTCCCTTGCTTGAACAGGGAAGCCAGGTTTGAAAAGAACCTTATGATAATTATCATTCGGATCGAAATCATCAAAATATGGTGAAACGTTAAGGTTGGTTTGCTGAGCCATAGTTAATTAGAACTGTAATATTATTTTGATGTCTTCTTTTTGGTTGGAAGATCTTGTAATTGATGGTCTGTGATCAACATAAATCATATTTCCAGAGTATTTGTCAATTTCTGGATTAGAAACACCCTTGGTAAATGTTTGACCAAGATAATAGGTTCTATTATTTATTGAGGTTGAGAGACCTGAGAATGATGTACTGATTGATAAATTAGAACTACCACCAACAATTGTTACATTACCGCCAGCACTTGGGTCTGCAGTAAATCTTGTTGTGTTGTAACCATAGATCGCTGCAGTAGCTGTTTGTGCAGTTCCAACAGTGTTAAAACCAGCAATCGTTCTATCTTGCCAGTATTTTAAAACACCAGTTACTTGGTCGTAACTAATGACTTTTCCAAACGCAGTTACACCAGTTCCAACAGTTTGTTGTATTAAGCTATCTGCAGTGAATGTCACAGAACTATATCCAGTTCCAGATAATCTTAATCCAAAAGAAGCACTTGCTTTATCTAATGTAAGTAATTGATCAGATCCAAATGCTTTAGGATTTTCTAAAACACCTATTCTGGCAATTTGGTTTCCCGTGATAAAATCGGGGTTTTCTGGATCATTTTCAATTCTTGCATATAATAAAGCGTTTGTTGCACCCAATTCTCTATAGATATCAGCACCGTGTCCACCAGGCGGTGGGATAATAACGTCAAGTTGTGGTGGAGATGTAGGAGTTGGAACTGATCCAGCAGTTAAATCAACGTTACCATATGTGTATCCAAATCCTTCGTTAGATACTGTGACACTTTCTATTTGAGCATCATTATTTACAACAACAGTGCATTCTGCATTAAATCCATCACCTTTAATAGGAACTCTAGTATATGTTTGGTTAGCAGTTCCTATACCTGTTCCTCTATTCTTAACAACTACAATTTTAATTCCACCATCGGTGGCATTGTTTTTAATAGAAGCATCTGCAGCATTATCACCCCAATTTAAAGGAACTGGCATAAAATCAGTAGAATCAAATTTAATTAAATCTGCTGGTTTGATGCTATATAAGTATTTCCAAATATATCCGTCACCAGATGTACCAGCACTTCTTGGTTCTAAATCCGTAAATGTTGGTTCGTCTAGAGATGGTTTTCCATCAGGTGTTTCTGGTGTTGTTCCATTCTGTAAGCATATATAAACTCTAAAATCACTATTAACAACAAAGAAGTTTGCAGTATATAGTGATGTTCCTCCAGAGTTTGGTGGTGCATTAGATATACTGTAGTCATGTCTATAGAAATCATAAGTGGTTCCAGAACTCCAGTTTTGTTTAGGAACTATTTGTTTTACGTCAGCTGAGGTTATTCTTTTAACAGCAATCATACTATCATAGTAATCATTCATGTTATTGAAACTGTCAACTGGTGCAGGAGGATTTGAATCCCAATCAGATTGAATACTGGTGGGATTTGGTAAACCTACAAATGCATAATAAGAATTAGACGAAGTGGATACACCAGCAACGAAGTTTTTTGCATTTAATATTCTTATTTGATCCGTTATGATTGCCGACATGAACTTTTGTTTACACTTTTTTTATTTATTTAGACAGTGAAGTTTTCAGCTTTAAGAGCAATCTTCCTCTTAATCTGCGGCCCTGTCTTTATACCAACCACACCATTGCTAGTGTTAATGGTATATGCCTGTGATATTTGTCTATCTGTTAGTTGTAATCGACCCCAACTAAACTCACCAACAAATGATGTGGTCAAACCTTGATTCAAGGTAGAATATCCAACTGTGTTCTGTAAACCATTCCAATCTAAGATTCTACTGAACACTCTCACTGCACCCTCTGCTTGATCAGATCCGAATCCAACAGTCGTAATTCCAACATAATGAGATACTTCATAGATGTTATCCAATGCAGTGGTTCCTATACCAATATAAGTTCCATCTAATTCGAGAGAGGTTACACCTGATCCTACATTAGTGTTGCTAACTGTGAAGTAAAAACCTGTTTGTAAACCAGTAATTGATATTGGATCAGGGCTGAGAATATCCTCATCTCTTAATGGAGATCCTTTTGGAATATACATGTCAAACACGACTGCAGTTCCGATACCAATTGGTGTTCCATTAGCATCAGAGATGTTTGAACATATACCAACTCCAGTGACAACACCAAAGTCTCCTCCAAATGATTCAACAGTGGTTTCTTCCCTAACATATGTAGGAGGAGCGATTAATACTTGTGGATGTGAAACCTGTGTATATCCAATACCAGGTGATGTAACTGTGATTGCCGTGACAGATCCGTTGGTGACTGTTGCAGTCGCTGTTGCTATGGTTGTGCTTCCAATACCTGCAAAAGGTGTTCCCCCAACACTTACTGGTTGTTGTATAGTAACTGTGGGAACAGAAGTATAACCATCACCACCATCAGAGATAACAATAGATGAAACTGTATTTGCGATTGAAACTGTTGCTGTTGCAGCAGCACCAGCGAGAAATTCCAATTCATGACTGGCATTTACTATTTGAAGTTCTTTCTGGAAACTTCTGTCAATTGGGTTTTCATTCTCTGGATTGAAGAATGGTCTACAATTATCAAGCCAGAACACTGTATCAGCGACACCCACAGGTTGTATTAGATATGCAGTTGGGAATAGATTGGGTTCATATAGAGGTCTATCCTTACGAACTATTCTACCATCAATAAACTTATCTTCAATTTGCCTATACCATTTTACGGGTCTAGTTTCAGTAGCATCATTACCTATACCAACACCAAAGTATTGATTACTAACAACCGTGTCTGATGATTTAATCTCACCAACTGTTCTTGGGAACTCTACGAATGTTTCTGTATTATATGCAGGATCAAATCCAATTTGCAAATCATCACCAACTTTAACAGTTTCTACGATATCTCTATCTTTTACGTCTTCACCACCAGTTCCTCTGTAGAAGAATAATCTCATCACATCACCTTCATTTGGTGCTTCAGTCATTGTTATTGTTCCACCACCATTGAATTCATAACCTTCACCAGGCACTTGTAGAACATCATTTATAGTAAGAATAATAGTATTTTGTACAACGATATTTGATCCAGTTCTTCCCTGTATAGCAAATGCCTCACCACCAACAGTTAATGGGAATGATTTTCTAGTGCCATCAAATAGACTTGAGAAATCATCAAGTGCTTGAAGTTCACCCATTGTCCACATATTAAACTCATCATGATGAACTTTCTCTAATGTTAACTTGAATGGTTTAAATAGATGTGCATCTATAGGAATAGCATATGATTCACCAGGTGCGGTTGCAAATGTGGGAACTGTTAATACTTGAGAGTTACCATATCCAAAACCTGTATTAGTAATTTCAAAATCAATTACACGACCACCTGTGGTTGCAACGCCAACTGTGATGTTTGCTCTTGCTTGAGTTCCACCAACACCTGGTGTAGATGCATGATCATAGTGGAGAGGAATGTCTTGATAAGGTAAAGGTGCGTCAATAATCGCCTCAAATGTAGATGAACCTACGCCAGTAAAGCCAGGAACAGGATCGGTCTGTGTAATGGCAATACTTACAACACGACCATTTGTGACTGCTGCAGTTCCAATAAACTCTATGACAGGTGTTCCTGTGGAGGTTGTAAAGGCAACACCAACTTTAACTTCAGTTGCTATACCGACACCGCTAATTGAACTTGTCGTTGCTCCCATGGCAGGGCCAGGATTCACTCTATAACCAGATCCACTATTACCAATACTAACTGCAGTAACGATACCAGAGGAAGCAAAACGAATTGTAGCACCAGCAGAAACTAATGGTTGATATCCAAATCCCTCACTAGATGCAACAGAAACTATAATACCACCAACAGGTATGGATGCACTTTGAACATCATTTGCTATTGAAGATGCTGTTCCTGTAAAGGAAATTGATGAAATACCAGATACCTCTGTCATCTCATAATCATTTGTTTCACCTGCACCTTGTAGTATTCCATTAACTAAAACAATACCAAGGTTAGTTGCAATACCAGTTACATTTGCATTATCGCTTGTCAGTGTGAATACTTTCTTTTGACCATTGAACTCTTGAGCAATATCATCAATAGCATAGTTTCTACCATAAGCATCAAAGTTACCACCCTTAATACCAGATCTATTGAATATTCTACCACTGAAACTTGATGTGGTTGTAATACCAACGAAGTCTCTTTCGTTAGGTGGTGAGGTTGCAACACCAACTTGTGGTCTATTTCCAATCGGTGCTGCAGCAAAGTTAAGTGTACTGTCAACAATATTATAATTACCAACCATCTTAGTGACAACATCATGATTGGAATGATCTAAAAGATCAGTTCCCACCCAATTTCTATGAACTCTAATTGCACTACTAATACCAGCATTATTAGTTGCGATTATCTTCATCATTTCATTACCAACTTTTACAATATCACCACTAAAGAATGATGTAATACCAGAGGTAAACATTATAGTTTCACCTCTCTTAAAGTCTACACCAAGAGATGTGGTAACTGCAGTTCCCACGATTGGGCTTTGAATAACATTATCAATTGTTATTAATGCTCTTGTATTTTGGTTTTTGCTTATTAGACTATGCGATGTTCCGACACCAACCGCACTTATATCTAAAGGAACATTGACTGATTTTAAAGCATTCTCTGCTGATGCTGCAAGTTTAACTACACTATCACTAACTTTGATAATAAAGACAGATGATGGAATATGAGTAAGTGTTGCTCCAATACCAGATAATCCTTGGCCAGGGAAATGTGTAGCAGCAATTCCTATTGCATCACCAGTGCTTCCAATACCTGTTGTTGTGCACCCAACTATTGGTTGTGCCACACTATATTCAACTTCTTCACCAGTTACAAAGAAATGGTTAGGAATTGTAATTGTATTATTTGTAACATCTACGATACTTGAACTTGATCCATCAAAGTTTTGTTTAAATATCTCATTACCTTCATTCTTTACAGCAAAACCAGTTCTAGCACCAAAGAATGTTCCCTCGTAAATATCAAACTTACTTTGAATAGATGCAGAATTAAGTTCAATTTTTGCAGTACTACTATCTTCTACAACTTTAAGTGCATGCATGAATGTCTTAACTTCAACTGGTATATTTGCATTTGGAACATATTTTAATTCAGTGAAACAATCTGTTGAATCTCTTGCTCCTTCTATAGTTCCTATACCAGATGTTGCTCCTGCTCCAGTTATAATATTTCCATACTCTGTTAAGAATACACGATCATCATCGTCAATCATCATAACTTCAGCAAATTCATATGTATCATTCAAAGTATCTTTAATTTGAACTATTGCATATGCTGCGTCAAACTCTTCACCATAGCTACCAATTCCCACAGAAACAGGTGCAGATCTTGCTGGTATGGTTGTTGACTTAGCAATTAATGATGCATTCTTTAATGATACTGTTCCTAAACCTGTATATGTTTCAGATGATAATCCTATGGTAACAGAGTTAATATATGCAGTTACAATACCAGCGTTTGGTGTAAATCCAATTTGAATTTGAGCAGTGGTTCCAAGACCTACAATATGCGGTCTAAATGTTCCTAATGGTTCTGAAGCAAGATTATCTCTCCTATTGTGAATAGTTAATTGACCATATTGCTCAAATGCTACAGTAGATCCTAGACCTACAGCACTTTGATTCATGACCATGCTTAACTCATTATATTCAACAGTTCCTTCACTTGTTGCTATAGAAACTATGACTTTAGCAGATCTAGCATTATGTAATTCTTCTGCATTACCTGTTGCTAATCCTGTTGTGGATGCAGTTCCTACGGTAGCCACAATGACTTCACCGCCACCTTGAGACGATCCACCTAATGTTGTAGCAGCACCGATATGAACAAGTGCTGATGCTGGACTTGATGCTGCTCCTATGGCAGTTGTTGTTCCTACAATTGTTGTTGTTCCACTTCCAATAAGTTCATTAAGATTATATGAAAGTGTTACAACATTATAATTATTAAATTCACTCTTATTTGGGAAGAATTTAAGAACAGCCTCTGTTCCGTCAACGTCAGTATCCATGGAACCAAGATCTCTAACAGTATCTACTTGACCATACTGGTTAATCATTGATTGACCACTAATAGGATCGAATAAAGCATTAACCATCATCAATTGTCTTTCACCTGTGAATAATCTATCCTTCACATATACCATGAATCTATTTTCTTTATTCCCAGTAATACTAAATCTACCTACCTCAGAGAATGCAGTGCTTCTTGGTTGATCTTGGAAATCATCACTAATATTATCAATTGTAAGAACTCTATTTCCTACAGACTCAGCATAGTCGATTAATATTCTGTTTTGGAAAGTAATTTCATCAGAGAGATTACCAGCAGCAGGAGATCTTGATTTTAAATTCTCAGTAACTAAATCAAAGTTATCAACTTCATGTAAACTCTCAAATCCTTGTAAATCAATAATACCAGTAACTGTTCCAGCAAGTCCGACTACCAGTGATGCTTTTTGAGCAACTGGTAAATTAGATTCTACTTGGAGATTACTATATTTTCTAAATCCAGAGGTATGTGTAAGAGTATTGACCATATCTTTCCACTTCTCTTCAAACACTCTAGATTTTATCGCATATGAAAATCTTTGATAATATTCATTTTCATGTGTAACTTGAAGAATATCATTTAATTTACCAGTATCATACTCCCATCCATTATTCACCAGTGAAAAATAGTTAACTAAGAAGTTGGTGTCAAACGTAAGAACTATTTCAGATACAGTTCCTTTTGCACCTGTTTCTGATGATTCAATTAATCTACCAACTTCAAAATCACTAGATGCTTCTACGGTCAACCACTGACTTTCTTCATCATATTCAAAAGCAAGACCAGATACAGGGCCAACACTAGTTTCTGATGTTAATGTTTCATTTGCATTGAATGTGTTAGGTTGCAATACAGGAGAGAACTGTGGGAAATCTCTTTCTCTTACTAATATTGCTGATGATAGTGTTGTATTAAAATTACCAGGTATTTCACCACTAGGAACATTGCCATTCATGCTATAAGTTACAACACCAACGTTACCTAAGTTTTCATGGACTTGTGTTACTTCAAATGTACGATATTGATATGCATCAGAATTATATCCCTTTCCTGTTGATCCTACACCCACACTAGCATTTTCCACAAATACTCTATCACCAATTTCTATTGGGAAGTTTTGCGTTAAACTGTAAGCAACTTTTAATGTCGCAGCAACTGTATCTGTAGATGCATCATAAACAAGATTTGTGACTCTAATTCCGTTTGGATTATTAACAGGAACAATAATTGGAGTTACATTAGATAAACCAAAAGTATTTTCAATAATATCAACATAGCCAGATCTATCAGGAGTCTCCAAATTATATGCCAAATCAACATCTTCATCTTTAACTCTTGTAACACCATCAAGAACAACTAATGTTGGTGGTTGATTATAACCTCTACCATAAGATGTAATTCCAACTTCTCTAAGACCAGATAGTGCCTCAATTTTAATAATTTGAGGTAATTTTGATTGTGGTCTTAACGTAAAGTCTGATGGATAATCAAAACCAATACTTTCTAATTTTGTAGTTTTAGGAGCACCAATTGAAGTGCTTGATGCCTCTAGAATAGCACCTGTTCCTGTATCAGATGTGACAGTTGAGACACCAGGTAATCTGGTATAACCTTTTCCTTTTTCTGATAAAGAAATTGCTGCTATAGGGCCATATGCACTCTTAGATGTAGTATCATATATTATTTCAGTTGTTGATGAATTAGTATAAGATGATTCCTCTGGGAATCTATCTAAATCATATGTAAAAGTATTATCAGAATTTGCTAGAATATTGAATTGACCAGCATAGAGACTATCTCTAAATGTTATTGAGTTATTACCAATAATTTCTTTGTCTAATACTAATTCATTATTTACATCTGGATTATCTGAATCAGTGTTTGCAACTAAGTTGTAATAAAGTATTTTTGGAGTATTTTGATTATATGTAAGAATCAATTTACCATCAACACCAACAGTTCCTGTTCTACTTACATTAAATGTTGTTGACTTTTCATTTGAAGTGTATTCATGTATAAAATTATAATCTGTATAAAGTTCTAAATCAAATGCTGGCAAAGTATCTGCAACTTTAGTAAATGCTAAAGAAGAGTCTGATAAATCAAATGTTATAGTTCCGTTTTTATAAAATTCAAGTGGTGGATTAACAAGATTTAAAACTCCATTGTTTCCAGTATTAGAAGTGAGAATACCAACAAATTTTGGTCTTCTTTGTCTTGTTTGGAATCGACTTCCGCATAACTTAATCTTATCTTTGTTAATTACATATACGAAATATTCTTCATCGTTAACCAAACCACCCATGGGGCTGGATGATGTGTGAATAACTCTTTGACCAGTCACCATTTCATGATTTACGATTTCAATCGCATCGGGTATTCCAGTTCTTGATGTTGATGTAGTGATACCAGAAGCTGTGAAGTCTAATGTTCTAGCAATAAGTTTTCTATTTGCTTTATTATATTTGATTGGAACTGTTGTAGTAATTCCAGCATTTACAGTTAAGAATATTCTATCATTATTAGTTAATCCATGAGTGCTCGCAGTTGAAACAGTGACTTTATTTTTTTCAGCAGAACCTGTAACAGTTTTATCATAACTTACTTTTAAACTATGATATGTTCCAGTTCCAATGCCTATGAAATATACAAGACCTTGTTTTTTAGTTGTTGCTGCAGCACCTACAAATACATCTTCAGGATCAACACCATCACCTGGTGTTCCTAAACCTATTCTAACTGTAGATAAACCAATTAAATCATCGTTTAATTTTGCTACAAATAAATCAACTCCTTCTGGAAGATTTGCAGATGCACCGAATAAATTAGCGTTAGCACGATTTGTAGATATACCTATCGAGTCACCAGTATTTCGATTATATCTTACTTTATCTCCAGTTTTAAATTTATGATTTGGTAAACGTATAGATCTAGATGGAATGAATATTTGAGATAAACTACCACCAGGATTTGAAATGGTTACTGTTGTTCCTATTCCAGGCCCAGCAGTTGTTCCAACACCAACTGATTCGACTGGGTTGAAATAATATTCAGTATTAACTTGATTATCAAATTCAGTTGTAAATCCAACATCTATTTTAAATTTTCTAGGATCTTCTTCTATTGATGTTCTAATAGTGTGAGTTGCTCCTACCACACCATCTTCTAAACTATTTTGATTTCTTAAAACTCTTATCCTAGAGTTTGCAGCATCAACATTTAATATTTTTACTTGTTCTTGTCTTGTTCCAATACCCACTTTTAATACATCATTCTCTCTTAAATTGAGACTGTTGAGATTATCATTAGGTGATGGTAGTTTACCTTGAACATTAAAAAATGTTACTAATCCAGTAGCAGCTACTGATCCTATTCCTTGAGAAACTACTAATTGTGCAGATGAAATACCAATATTATAAGTTTTTCCTCCAAGATCAGAACTGGTGGTTGACATTCCTGAGACAAAAATCTTATCTAAATTTTGTATTTGTATTGGAGTAGTATGAACGCCAATAAATCTACCTTTTTCTTGTGCTGGATAAAATTCAATATTTTCTAATTTAGTATTAGTAACAGCGATAGTACCAATTCCAGGCCCTCTAACCTTGGAAACTTTTGCCACAGTTTCAAAATTATCAGCAACTGCCTCTTCAAAAACAACTTTATCACCAACTTGGTATAAAGTTCCACCAGTGACTATTCCGACTTTTTCTACAGCACCCTCTGATGCATAAACTATAGATCCCTCTTGTGTTACAAACTTATATGATTGACTCACATAATCATAAGCACTATCATCTTGAAGCAATTCATAAGGTTCTGTATTTCTTACCCAAGCAGTTTCATTTAAATCTATTTCGTCTTGATTACTCTTAGATAAGAAATTAAATTCATTTGGTTGTGCTCCAAAGTTTTCACCTAGTAAATATGGAAATTTTGGTTTTTTAAAGTTATCGAATGGATCACTAGAATCGTCAGTTAAAGTGGATTCAAGAGTTGAAAAGTATGCATACACTCCATTTGGATATTCTGGAGTTACACCATATCTTCCGTTATTTTCATCAAGGAAACTTTCATCAGTGCTACTATTCCAAGTGAAATCTTCAATGAAAAATTCTTGAGGGAAGATACTAGTTGGAGGTCTATTTGTTTTTAAATCTATCGAATATCCAGATTTAAGTTGAGTTACAGATCCACCAGTACTATTTTCATATCCATAAGGGCCATATATTGGAAGACCATCATACGCCCAACCAATAATTGGTGAGTGTTGTGTTTTATTTTCCTCTGTGTCACCATTTAATAATGTTAAATCTCTACTTCCAAATAATGGATCACCATCAGCATTATTTTGATATACGATCTTTCTTAGACCTCTTGGTGCGTATGCATGTGAAACTTGCAATTCACGACTAATTTGTGTTGGTTTTTCTATGAAAGTATCAGAAGAGTCTATATTGGTAAAATTCTTTCTAACTTCGTTAACTTGCCATGTTTTAAGATTTGATTGGAATATGGCAAATTCACCAGCAGATTCTACATTAAGAGATGTTGTAGATGCACCATATCCAATACCACCTTTTATTATTTTAACTGATCTGATTTGACCACCAATTATTTCTGGAACTAACTCCGCACCAGTTCCGATACCTGTAACTGAAATGCTAGGAGGAGTATTGTATGATTGTCCTCTATTGTTTATTGCAACGTCAATAATTTGACCATTAGCAACAACAGGTAATAATTCTCCACTTACACCAGTATAGAGGTCAATACCTGGCTGCCTATTAAAATTAAGTATCTCTGAAGCACCATAACCAACACCACCATTTGTTAGATGCACTGATGTTACCTCTCCTCTAAAGAGTGGCTGAGGCACACATTGGAAATTCTTTCCTTCAATTGAACTTATGCCAACAATACCCTCTACTTTTACAACAATCGGATCATAGTTGAAACTATGAGTTGCAACTCCAATAGATCTTAAATTTTCATATTGTTTAGTTCTAAAATAAAAGTCTTTTGCAGTTGTTCCAACCCCAACTGTTGATAATTTAAATGTATTTTCATCTATAACAAAAACATAATATTTCTTATCACTTGCAAGACCCTCTACAGCAGTTCCGTCTGAATCAGCACTATAAGTTACAATCTCACCTGTCTTATAATCATGATTATTAATTGTAATTCTATCGAGTGCAGTATTAATGCCAGTTGGTTCACATGTTTTAAGTTTATTTTCGTATCCCTCACCTGGTTCCAATACATTTATAGTACCGACTTGCGACTTTCCGTTTAATGATCTAAATTGATGGTTTCCCTCTCCAAATGCAGTGAATGCTATGGTATTAACACCAGCAACCGCTTCATCTAGGTTTCTATGAAGCCTAATCGTTTTCTCTGGGAACCAAGTTGTTCCATCATATCCTACAAAACTTGATATTGTCGTTATACCAGTTGGAGTATCTGTATTAACATAATATATTGCACCTGTGCTTAATCCTGCTAATGCTTTTTCTCCAAAAGTATCATATACAATTCTTTCATGATTTCTAAATTTATGATATGTTAAAAACCCTACGTTGTAATCATTATGAGTGGTAATTGCAACTGTTTGAGATCCTGCACCAGAATTAAATATTACTTGATGAGGAACAGTAACCATTTTACATTCTGCTACAGCACCAGTTCCATTCCCTCCACTTATTGATACTTTAGGAACATCCACATAATCAAAGCCTGGATCTAAAACTCTAATTTCTTGCAAATTACCTCTAGTTGCTACAAAACCAGTAGCACCAACACCAGTGGCATCATTGATTGCTAATAATGGTGGATTTATGACATCGTAGTTTCTTCCACCACCAGCAACATCAACAGATTTAATATCACCATAGTAACAGAGATCTTGAGACTTATAACTTAGTACCTCAACACCATTAATTAAAATCCCATTATATCCAATTCTAGTTGGATATTTTTTGCCATCATAAACAGGCATATCAATTTCTCTAAACAGTTTTTGTGGTAAAATCTGTTTTTTATGAAATTCATATTTTTCAAAAGTATTATTTGTAATTGTAGTGGTAACAGTTGATTCTGATACTTTTTGATAATTACCATCATATAAATTTGATCTAGATTTTGCTAATTTTATATCATTTAAATTTACTCTTTCTACAAAGTATAATCCCTCACCAAACAGAAAACTTGATACAGTTCCATTGGCAGCCTTTTGTGGAGTATAGTAAATTGCATCACCACTAAAGAAGTTATGATCATTAGCACCAGTTGTTATTCCAATAATGGTTTGACCACCAAGGAAAGTTCCAGATAATTGAATTTTTTGAGTGCTTGGATTTAATTTATGATCAGATCCATATGTTGGTATTGAGTTAGAGGCAACTAGATTTTTAAGTTTAGAAAGAGTATGAGCATATCCAACTTCCTCCATATAAATGTTTTGAACATTTGCAGTATAGTCATTTAAATGTTGTTGATTATTATCAACACTACTGCCATCCGAATTTGGTTTTGAAAGAGTTTTTGTTATTGCAACTACTGCAGAAAGGCTGCTTATCGCAGCACCTCTAATTCTAACTTTTGTGGCACTTAAAACATCAGTAACAGCATAACCACCATCTAAAGTTGCATTGTTTGTTTGAACTGTTACAGTGTCATTTAACCTTATTCTATGAAAATCTTTTGTTGTAACTTCGTATGTATTATTAGAGGCATCCTGTAAAGTTATGCTATCAATATTATACTTTGGTTGAACATTAAATACCCAGTTATTTGATTTAAAATCAGTTACTTTAGCGATCTTACCTAGAGATTTTAATTTTATCTTTGCACCCTTTCTTTGATAGAAAGTATTAGGTAATTCAATACCACTTAATACACCTGTTATACGACACCGTATGCCGTCTGTAGTGACCCCTGCGGTGCGGTCTGCTTGTCCTAGGGCATATACATAGGTATTTTGTTTAATAGGTGTAGCATCCTTAATAGTGGTCGTTATGCCAGTTGTGCTTATACCTAAAAACTGTGTTACATTAGTGCTTGAATATGTGCAAACTCCAGTTGTTCCATTTTGATATTTGAATGTTAATGACCCTTTATCAGGAAATCCTATCGTAGAATCAACATCTATAAACGTTTGTGCAGCACCAACAGATCCTACGTTTCTTGAGTTAGCATGAATACCAAATTCACCATATAATAATTCATCAGAACTACCTGTTCCAAAAGAGGCATCAATACTAACTTTATAGTATGTGTCTGTTAATAGTCCAACTCTAACCCTCTCAACCATTGATACAGGGCCGTACGCTCTAGATAAGTTTTCAAAGGGATCTTGGAAAAGAGTTTTATTCTCAAGATCCATTGGATCACCTTGTATTGCTTCAACTATAATGTCACGAGTCTTTCTGTAGTTTGCATCTGATGGTGCAATGACATAATCAGCAGGTCTTACAATATCTACTTCTTCATTAAATAATGATTTGAATAGTATTTTAAACGATTCATCAGTTCCTCTTGAATTGTAAAAATCTTTTGAGTGACGAATAAACTGTGGTTGATTTAACCCAGTGTTTAAATCCTTTTGAAAACCAGGTAAAAATTGTTTCTTTGATTTCTTTAAAAATTCCTCTAAGAATAAAACACTTAAATTATTGACTTGACCACCACTTGTTCCAACACCAACAGCATGACTAGATGCATTAGATGATGAAAAAACAAACTCTTCTGGTTCATCAGGATTACTAAAAGACGTAATACCACTAAAACCACGAATACATCCAGTAAATGAATTAGTTGTTAATCCAGTATATGAAATTATCTCATTATCTATTTTTAATAAACCATAACTGTCTGGGAATCCAGTTGTATCCTTTACAGATATGGTTTCATCGAATTGACCAACAGCACTTGAAAGAGTTGTAAACCCAACTAAAGTTCCAGATTTGTTTAATTGTACATAAGAATCTAAATTGCTGATTATATCAATTGGGCCACCTTGATATTCTTGACCTTGATAGTAAGCACTTAAAAATTCACCCACTAAAGGACTATCATCCTTCACATAACTGGGAAGTTGTTCTTTTACAACCTTATTAATTTGAACTCTTTTTTCTGTCATGTGGTTATCTTACAAGCTTCTTTTCTTTATAACTTGGAGTAACAGTGTATGTTGAACCAGATGGATCTGCACCTGAAGCAATTTCATCAATAATCATCTCTACGTTACTAGTATCTAGTTGCAAATACAGATCCTGTAATCCAATTACATCATTTGAAAATGGACAAGTAGAAATTTCTAAGATTTGTTGAGCATCTTTTGTCTTCCCTGATGTTATATTAATAGGATTAAGTGTAATTCTACCAGTTTCATAGTTTACAGTGCCCACATTTTGTCTCTCAATCAATGGTGTAGTCGATCCTGGTGCGTCTAAGGAGAATAAACCGAGTGTTCCTGTAGATGCACCAGCGTTTGGTAGGTCATATAAGTAGACCTCATTGCTAATATCTAATACTCTAAAGGCAGATGAACGAATATTAAACCCATCCATGTATCTAACATCAAATCTGTTGCCAAAATCAATAGCATATTCAGCAAATTGATTGGTTGCTAGTCGTAAATCTCTTCTCATTTCCACAGTTGTGATGTTAGAAGTGACAGATTCATGACTTTGATCAATAACTTTTAAGAATTTACTGTATTTGAATCTCGCACCATACTTATTTAGCTCTGCAGATGCAGCTAGTTTATTAATGTTATTCAAAATTTGCGAAGAAACTGTCAAAGCATTAGGTGCAAGACTCGTATTATAGTAAACTTTACTCTCAGTCTCAATAAAGAGATACTTGAGATCGAGAATTTCGGGCACAATTCCTGCTACAGAGTATTTTCGGAGGTCTCTTTTGATATTTTCCTTGATTGCATTTGGAACAAAGTCTCCAGTTCGTGGTTTTATGCTAATAAACACCTTTCCATACTGTGGAGGAACCAATTCTTCGCCTCCATAGACTGAAATTGACTCAGTTTCTGGGTAAATTTTGTTAGGAATTAGGATTTCGTAGTCATTTGAGGTCA